ATGCATATCGTACAGCCGATCCGAAGTTTGGAGAAGATCCAGGAAGTCAAACAGTATTTAATGAAGAAAAGTGATCGTGATTATTTTTTATTTATTTTCGGCATGAACAGCGCACTGCGGATTTCTGATGTTCTGCCGCTTCGCGTGAGGGATGTCAGGAACAAAGACCATGTGTGGGCAACCGAAAGCAAAACGAGAAAGAAAAGAAAAATTCTGATACTGGAGTCTTTAAAGGCCGACATATACGCTTATACAAAAGACATGAAAGAGGATGACTATTTGTTTAAATCGAAACGGACGAATAAGCCCATATCCCGGATTCAGGCATACAGAATATTAAAGGAAGCGGCTGCCGCTTGCGGGTTGGAAGAAATCGGAACGCACACGCTTAGAAAGACGTTCGGGTATCATTTTTATCAGAGGACAAAAGACATTGCTGAACTGCAGAGGATTTTGAATCATTCTTCTCCGTCTATTACAATGCGTTATATCGGAATAGATGAAGATACGACGAGAGCCGCCTATAAAGTGTTCGGAGGGCTGTAGGCTTGAAAAAAACGGCCGCCAGCGTTACTATAATAGAAGCAGGCTCTAGTAGCACAGCGGATAGTGCAGCAGTTTCCTAAACTGCAGGTCGGGAGTTCGAATCTCTCCTAGAGCGTTTCCAGCATAAGATAGGTGCAGATTAATAATGTCGGCAAAACAGAAAAACCCTTGTTACACAAGGGTTTTTCTCGTTTTTGTAAGTTTTTTATTTGTGTATGAACCCGCTGAAAAACGATATGATTTTATTTTTTTTTGCACAAATTTTGCACATTTCTAAACAGATTTTTTCACGTCTGGCATTTTTTCAAACAGATCAAGGGTGTTTCGTGTATCTTCTTCACGGAGTTCTTTAATTATATGTGAATAATAATTAAGCGTGGTATCTATCTTGGCATGACCTAAACGCTCTGAGACATAATAAATTGAAATCTTTTTATAGAGCAACACGCTGGCATGTGTATGTCTCAATCCATGTATCGAAATTGATTCTATTTTCAAGTCTGTTAATGTCTTTTTCAATATTTTGTTGACAAATTCGTTAGTGATGACTTTCTTAGAGCTGCGAGGACTATAAAATACAAGATTATGTATGTTATCAGGTATTTCAGATTCTGCAAACAGCTTTTTGAATAAACCCATTGTATTAGAATCCATTTTAATGGTCCTATTCGAAGACGCATTTTTTGTCGTAGCAAAACCCGTTCCTTTTTTATAATCCCAGGTTTTGTTGATTGTAATCTCATTTAATTTAAAGTTGAAATCCTCAGGTGTTAACCCTACAATTTCTGCAAATCGCATTCCTGAAGTTAGGGCCAGTATTAATAAATAATATCCGATAGACTGATCCTTGCGCACATATAATTCATTTAAAAGCTTTTGACTTTCAACATAATTCAAGTGTTTTTCTTCGGGGCGTTTTGATTCCACACTTCCAGTCAATTTTGCTTTCCTGGTAAAATCAAACTGAATAATTCCTTCTTCAATTGCCTCTAGCACACAAGCTCTAATGTGCGTATTTATTTTTCTAACAGTTTCTTTTGCGTGTTCAGCTCCAAACTTATTTAAAAACTCTTGATATTCTCGTTTAGTAATGTCATTGATATATCTGCCTGCAAAATTCTCTGAAATTTCTCCAAGTGTAATATAGTAACCTTCACGAGTGATAGCGCTAATATCAGCTCTATAAACATTTACCCAACTTTTAAAGTATTCATCAAAGAGGACTTTTGTAGTGCCCGGCGTTTTATATTTCCTCAATCTTTCTTCAACCTCTGTGGCAGCTACTTGAGCTTCCTTCTTAGTTTTAAAACCGCCTTTCCTGATGGGCTTGGGTTTAGCGCTAACGCAATACTGCCACGTTTTACCGCGTTTTAGGAAACTAGCCATTTCTTCACTCCTATAGGGGAACTTTAGTTCTCAATAATAAGATAGCACTATCTTAATTTATTTAAAAGATTGTCCCAAATAAGGCTTTTCGATTAGTTAACCATTGTAAAATAAGTTATAATAAGTATTGAGAGGAATAAATTATAACGTAAAAAATCAAAAAATTCTAAATCTTATCGCCATCGTTCGACAAAATTTTCTTTGTGATTATGTTAAATTTGAGGTGAAAAGGTGATCATATGGAAACAGTAGCAGCTAGAGATATAAGGATCCATCTAAAAGAATTAATAAAATCCTCTGATGAAAAGCAGAATGTTATAGCTGCTAAAATCGGGATTAGCGAAGGCTATTTAAGTAAGTTTCTTAGCGGAAAAGAAATTAATTTTTGGATGGTTCGAGAGATCATAAGGTATGTTGATCCAGAAAATGAAACTGCATTGATGGAACAGCACTGCTTAACTGGAGTGAAAAAGAAAAATTATGCTTCTGCTTTGGAATATTGCTACACTAAGCAATTATATTCTGTTATAGAGGCATTGATAAGCGCCCAGATTGAAAGGGATGGCAAATACGATCAATGGTCTAATATTTATAGATTTATTCTTAATTCAAGATTCTCTTTTGGGAATATTGAGTATACCGAAGGATTAAAGAAGTTTAGTCCTTCTTGTGACGAAATGAGAACGTTGTTGAGTATACTAGAAATGTATGGGTACTTTTATAATGGCAGGTATGAGATCACTCTATACCATATTCGATCCATTCGAAGTCTTATTAAAAATTTATCAGATCCATTTTTGAAAATCGCATTTACTGCTCGTATAGAAGAAGTCTTAGTGAATATATATTTAAAACAAAACAACGACGTTAATAAGGCGAGAGAGGCGGCCTTCTCTCTCCTTGAAAAAGACCTCAGTATCAATTTGAATATGACAGCTTTGTACATATTGGCATTGTCTTATATGAATGAATCATATTGCCATTCTTATAGGTACTATTTGAGGTGTTTGAACTTACTTGCAAATTTCCCTGATCGCAGTGAGGAAATGGTCCAGAATAAAGAGGAAATAGCCATATTACAATATTATTGGAACAAAGAAATTTCAAAGGAGTTTCAAGTGACTGAATTCGCAAAGGCTTTAGGAAGATCCGACCCATTAAACTCTTTCTATTCGGATTCCTTTTATAAAAAATATGCTCTTCTTTTTGATGGGAAAAGAGAAGAAAACGCTGAAAAATTATTGCTATCCCTTTATTATTTTTCTCAACAGCAAGATCAATTTAGAGCAACTCTTCCTAAAATTGACTTGATAAAATTAGGATTTAATTTTAATATTTAGAAGTGGGAGGTGTTGCAGATGAGAAAAATGTCATTGACCTTAGTTTTAGCGTTCGGTATACTGACTACTGCTTTTGTGGGTGTTTCGTTAAACCATTCTGAAGCAGGCGGAAGTTTTCAAACGACTGAGATAAGAGTAGGCATGTAGTATATCTGACTCCCGAAAAGTACATAAAAAAACAAAAAGACGCTGCCATGACTGGCAACGTCTTTCGTACTTTTCGGGGATATTTCCTGTTTTCCGGAAAAACGAAAATAGGAAATTCCTGAAAAAGTATTTATTTTAAAATTGTTATTAAATATAATAGGAACAAACGTTCTGTTTTGGGAGGGGAAACACATCATGCATATTACATTCGAGAACATCATCGGGAATCTAAAAAAGGAAATTGAAAAGGAGAAAAATGTGGACACAAAAAAACTTAAAGTTGGTTAATTTAAATCTTTCAAATGTCGTTCTTTTAATTCCCTTAATTCCTTTAAATAATTTATAACCATTTGCAATTCTTCTTCTGTTATCTTACTTCCGTTATCGTGGACAATGTTTAGCTTCTTGAGATCATCTATTGTTATACTCTTCTGTGAAAGAAGCTGCTTCTCTGGTTCTGAATACTTTTCTAGGCTCTCTTCATCAAAAAACAAGTATGATTTGTGGACGCCTAAATAGTCAGCGATTTTTTCTATTACTTGTATTGATGGCTGTTGTAAATTTCTTTCTATTCTTGAAAGGTAGCTGTGTGTAATTCCCACAGCTTCGGCAACTTCATCTAATGTTTTTTTCTTTTCCTTACGAATACGCCGAATCGCTTCTCCCATTTTCATATTTCCCATAATAACACCTGCTCTTTTGAAAAATTAACCTTATTCCTCATAGGTAATTATACCATATCGTGTACCTCACGAGAAAATTCTTTTAAAAAGCACTTGTGTAAAAAAAATCGCTATGTTAAGATCGAATTGTTCCTTTCAGGTACAAAAAGGATGTGTTAAAACAAATGTTCGATCTGAAAGAGTTTGGACGTCTGCTCCAAAAAATCCGAAAAAAGCGGAAAATGTCTCAAATCGAATTCGCTCAATTCTTAGGGTACACAGCTTCATACATCTCAAGAGTTGAGAGAGGGAAAGCGAATCTTTCTATGCAGGCGATTGAAAAGGTCACGAAGAAACTTAATATTAAGATCCGATTTTTTTTTGAACAATAATGGTACTGACAGGAACAAAATAAAAGTGAGTAAAATTTTTAAAAGACATGAGAGGAGAAACTTATGGAACAACTTCTTGATGTTAGCCTGTCAATTCCGATCCCTGCTGACAAAATTCTCATCAGCAAGGTGGAACTCCAGGAACTAAGAGAACAATCGTTATCCGGGGTCTATTGGAACATGAAAGACCTTGAGAAAAAGACAGCACGTAAAAGCGAGTGGATCAAAGAAAACATTTTATACCCAAGTCGGTTCCGCAAAGTTTTAGATTCGGTAAACGGGGGTTTTGTATTTTACCCGCAAGCCAAAGGGCAAAACTGGAGCTTTCAAGCTTCTAAAATGGCTGCCTTTTTAGATAAGCACTTTGCTGAGATTTTCAACAAATAGCCGAAAGGAGAATACATGTGTTTTTAGAAAGCCACGTCTGGCTGCATAATCAAATTCACGTAATTATAAGCGAGTCTGTTAATACTCACGAAAGGGCAATTGCCGAACTAGAAGCTCAAGGCGGCACCTGCCTGTCTGATCAATGTCAGCAAAACACCCTCGGCTCTGTAATTGTCAACGGCAAGCGGTCTGTATGGTCTTTGACCAAGTCAGAAAGGGGGGAGTTGAATGGGCGAAATTAAATTCGTAAAGCTCAGCACCCATATGTTTGATGACGAAAAAATTAAGCTTATTGAACAGATGCCCGAAGCTGACACTTTGTTAATTATTTGGGTGAAATTACTCGCTCAAGCTGGTAAAACCAACGCCTCCGGTTACATCTTTCTTAGTGAAAATGTTCCGTATACTGACGAAATGCTTGCAGCTATTTTCTCGCGGCCGTTGGGGGTTGTAAGAATGGCCTTGGATACATTTAGACGGTTCGGAATGATCGAGATTAACGATCAGAACTATATCAGTATTTGCAATTGGGAAAAGCATCAGAACGTCGATGCGATGGATAAAATCAGGGAAGATACACGCAAAAGAGTTGCTAAATATCGGGAAAAACAAAAGGCTTTACAGCTTTCTCAACCTAGTAACGTTACAGGTAACGTTACAGTAACGCAAGGTAACGAACAAGAAGAAGAAAGAAGAAAGAAGAAAGAAGAAGAAGAAGAAGAATTAAAAGATATATTGTCGGGTAAACCCGACGACGCATCTTCTTCCGAAAACGAAAAGGACGAGATTCCATACAAGCTGATCATTGATCTGCTGAACAAAGTAGCGGGTACACGATACCGATATACCACAGAAAAAACAAAAAAGGACATCAAAGCACGCTGGAACGAAGGTTTTCGTTTTGAAGATTTTAAACATGTCATTCTTGTAAAAACAGAGGAATGGCTCAATGATCCTACTATGAATAAGTTTCTACGCCCTCAAACATTGTTCGGGACAAAATTTGAATCATACCTAAACCAAAAAGGAGGGGGTTCAATTGCTCAGAGCGGAAAGCCCGAGAAAGACCAATACTCAGGCCTTTTCTAAAGTGCTCCCCGACAGGCTCAAGCATTTGTTTCCTGACAAGATCGGAGAAAGAGAATGCGAATCATGCGGCAATACGGTTCCTATCTACATGCAAAACGGGGCTAGGCATAGCCGGTGTTTATCATGCGATAACTTAGCGCTTGAAAAAGAAATGATTCAATTTCAAGAAGAAACAGCAGCGGACGCTTTTTTCTGGAATAACAGTCTTGTCCCACCAGATACACAGAAAGCCAGATTCGGAAATTTTAATTTGAAGGGTTTATCCGATTCGCAACAGGACGCTTTTCGCAAGCTGAAATGGTATGCGGAGAACTTTGGAAACTGGGGTGATTTTGATTCTTTATTATTGCAAGGGAATTATGGAATCGGAAAGAGCCACCTGTCTCACAGTGTCGCACAGCATGTGAAGAGCCTACGAAAAAATGTCATCTTCGCCAATACAAAAATGCTGCTTAGAAAAATTCGAAACTCTTATGGCGATTCAAAAGAGACAGAAGCACATATTTTGAAAAACATTGAATCATGCGAGTTACTGGTGCTGGATGACCTTGGAGCTGAATACGTCAGGAAGGATAAAGACGGGGAGGAATCATGGGCTGCTGACTTGATTCTGACAATTATTGAGTCTCGAGAGGACAAGCCCAATATCATAACGACCAACTACAACGTTGAAAGCCTCCAAAGCAAATACGGTACACATGGCGGCCGGATCATATCTCGAATGATGCAAGGGACGAGGGTTGTCAAGTTTACCGGAGAGGACAGACGCATTAAAGGAGGTGGGAATAGTGCTTGGAACCAAGGCTGATATGATCATGCCCGGCGTTTGGGAATTCAAGGCGGAACGAAAGCTTACCGACGCTGAACGCAAACAAGAGCTTGATAATCTTATTGCTCTTCTTGATCAAAAAATAGCAGACTATCAGAACTTTAGGGGGAATGCAGTGTGAAACACGGGAAGCGCCCGACGCGCGCACAGAAAAATGTTATTAAGGCAAACGGCTTAAATCCAAACAACTGGCTTGTAACGAAGAATCTGCAGCATGAACACCGCCTCATACTTGTTCACCGCTATATGAATTACAAAAAGGAGTGTTTAGCATGAGTCAGGCGGTCAATGCCGAACGGTTCGAACTGGCTTTGGAGGATATGAATTATGAATGGTCAATGGTCCAGCTGAAAAAGGTAGTTCAATACTGGCATGATGGGAAATCAATTCTTGATATGTCGGAATTATTAAACAGGGATTCGGATGAAATCATTTTGCTGGTCATGGACTTTGCAAGAAAAAACATCCTGCCCGCCCGTAAGAACGGTTTACGCGCTAACAAAAGAATTAGAATATCCGAGAAAACCATGAAAGATAAAATGTTCCGACTACGCTATTTGTTTGAAGAAAGCCCGGTGTATATCCCTTTTCAGGACCTAAACTTCATGTTTTATGACAGTGAAATCAGGCGTTTCCGGGAGCTGTGGGCGGCAGATGAGTCTTACCTCAACATAGCAAAAGAGCTGAAACGGAATGAAGATGAAACGTTATTCCTTATCATCGACCAAGCAAAAAGAGACCTCATTGAGCCTCGGGAATCCGGCTTGCTCGGAAAGGAAGCGTCAGAAGATGAACGCAACAAGCAAAAGCTTCCGTTTTGAAAAAGCAACGGTCCAGCAACTTATGGTCATCGTGCGTTATGAAGACTGTACCCCGGAGGTGCGGAACGCGGCTTTACAAATGCTGATTATGAAGGGAGTGGCAGACGTTGGGACAGGCAGAACGAAAGCATTTAATGGAATGGCTTTTGCTTATCGGTTCTTATGGCAGAGATTTTTTAAACCGCCAGACAGATGAAGAGCTTGAGCGCTTATATAATCTTCAAATCAAAGGCATGAATAAAGAATAGGAGGACAGCACCATGACAGAAAACAAAAACTTGCGTCGGCACGGAGAAGTTACAACACGGGTGATGAGCGAAGAGGAACGCGTTGAGTATATAAAAAAACACCCAATCATTCCGACGGAAAAACCAAAGGTTGGCATACAGCTATTCCCGTCAAACTATTGGATGTAAGGACGGCCGCTAAAGCAACCGCCACCGTATGGTAAATAAAACCTAGACACTTTTATTATACCATACGGAGGCTTTGAACATGCAGCCAAAACATATATCACTCAATCAAAATACAAGTGTTTCTCAATTTATTGAGCCGGGGAAGGTGTCTGTCATCGTGTTAGACGGCAACCAAAACGCCGCATATGTCGTTGAGGCACCGGAACACGGTAAAACAATCATTCAAACAGTAAAAGGCGGTCTGGCTCGTTGTGATTACGAGATCGGCCATAAATTCAATTAGCAGGGGTTTTCCCCTGCGGGGGAGGAACGGAAAATGTATCAAAACGAAATCGCCCGCAAGTGTGAACGCTGCGGAAAAATATATTATTCAGCTCATTGGGTTGTATGCAAAACATGTCTTTTAGACCGGGAGGCCCGGGCATGAAAGAATTCAAAATCAACTTATCAAAAGGTGAAGTTTTATATACCGGCTCTTACATTTGCACCATTTCGAAAACGGCGGCCAGTACACCGGAGCAAATATCTTTAGAAGCAGCAGCCGAAAAGCTCGCGGAAGAGTTAATCATGCAACAGGCTATGAATCGGGAGCATCAGCGCCAGCAGGATGTCACGGTCATTCAGTTTCGGCAGGCTCAGGAAGAGATTCAGCGGCTTACAAAAGAGAACGAAGAACTAAAATTAAAGGTCGAGGGACAGGAAGAAGAAATAAGAGATTTAGAATTTGAAAACAGCAATTTAGAGGACGAGATAGAGGAATTGGAAGATAAAGTTGAAGCATTGGAGGGGGCTGCGGAATGAAGACAAAAAAAGTAACGATTCCCGCCCGCGATACCAATGGTTTCCTGACCGGATTCAAAACAATCAATGCACTTTGGGAATGCCCTACTTGTGGCGGGGAAATGGGAAATCCTCAGCTCACGCAGCACGCTGAAGACGGATTCTTTGGACAGGTTCATATTTGGAAAAATCCCTGCGGACATGTAGCTCATTATAAAAATCTTCAGATTGTAGGTGACGCGGAATGAGCGAATTATCCCAAGAACAAACTTGTCCGTATTGCGATTGCACAGAAGAAGCATCCTTTTCTAACTGGGATTCAGACAGCGACGGGATCGTAACATGCACGAGTTGCTACAAAGAATATTATTCAATGCCCCAATATCGCTTTGAGGGTTGGCAGGTTGAAAAAATATGCGAAGAATGCGGTCATGAAGAAAGTGAATGCCATTGCGAGGGGGAAGAAAAATGATGCCACTACAAGTAGAACTGCAACGGAACGTGAAGGCCACGAAGGACGAAGCAATGACCGTCGAGCAAGCGGCCGAGCTTTTAAAGGTTCACCCGGACTACATCCCGACGCTTGTCGCTCGGTCTGACGATCTGAAAATGATTGGCGATCATACCATTATCGCTAAACGGGATAAAACAAATATCTGGCTGGTCGGGGCTTGCGTGGGGCTCATCTTCTTCACTATCTCCGTGCTGCCGGGATTGATGGGGTGAGATAGTGAAACAGGATTACAGGCAGGCTTTTGAACAAGCATTGGCTGTCTTCCGTGAAAAGTACGGACCAGAAACAGGCGGCATGCTGCTGATGTGTCATGTACATGAATTTCTTCAAAATACCGTCGGCGGGCGGAAATAAGGGAGCGGAAACAATGAATCTACAAAAAATGTTTGAAATGCAAAAGGTGCTTGACGATCGGATCATCAAAGAAAAGGGGCTTGAGGGACAGGACTTGCTGCCGAACCTCATTCTCGCTTTACAAGTGGAGCTGGCCGAGTGTGCGAATGAATGGCGCGGCTTTAAGCATTGGAGTAATAACCAAAAGCCAAGAACAAAAGTATCAACAAATGTTGGTGCGACTCCTGAAAATGCATCCTTTTTCCGGTGTGAAAATGATAATTGCGGAGAGCATTTAAGCAAAAAAGATTTTGAAAACTTATTCGATCCTGATTATGAGGAGTGTCCAATTTGCAAAGTGGGTGATGTAACGGCTTTTCGTGATACAAACCCACTGCTTGAGGAATACGTGGACTGCCTGCATTTTATCTTGAGCATTGGCAATAGAATTGGATTTGATAATGGCGCTACGATTCAGCAGATCATGAGACGGGCAGAAGAAAGGGAATTAGAAACAAATATCGGTATTGGAAAAGCATTTTCACATTTAATGTCACTTGTATATGGTTTCTATTTTTCGATTGAAGACGAGTGGACTTATGTAATGTCTTTTGAGCGCTTTTTGAATTTAGGCAAATTGCTTGGGTTCGCGCCTGAACAGATCGAAGCAGCTTACATGGACAAAAACGCCGTCAATCATCAGCGGCAGCAGGAGGGGTATTGATGAACCACGCTGACAACCCGATCATTTCAGCCGTCATCAGCAAACTAAACGCACAACAGGACAAGGGGCTTGCCAAGTACGGCCAGCCCGTCCAAGTTAATGCCTATGATCTGCGCGGCTGGTTGCAGCATGCACTTGAGGAAACTCTTGATCTTGCAGTCTATCTGGAGGCGGCTATTCAGACTTTAGACAGAAAAGAAGAGACACTACAAGCGACATATAACAATTTGAAAAATAATCCACCTGCTTCCGAATCAATAGAAGATATGGGCGATTACTATATGAACCTTAATTCAGCTCAAGCGATTTATTCCACTGCATTTTTATTAGGTTTTAATCTTAAAAAGGAGGGCGCGGAATGAGCCACACCGACCATCAAATTTTTACGTGAAGTAATCAAAAATCAATATGTCCAAGACGGAGAGCCTGCGGACACTGATCATTGCACAGAATCACTGTGCTCTGATTGGTGTCCGTTTTTTATTTGAACGGAGGGACGGCATGAAGAAGAGGAAGGAAAAGCCCAATAAAAACGCTCAGGAGCGATCAGAGCGCTTTTGGCGGCAAATGATGGGACAAGACAGGCAAACACTTAAAAGAGGCAAAGGCGGGGCGTTAAAGCGTAAATAAGAGGGGGATCATTGTGAGAGATTTACTTTTCAGCTATAAAAGTACACTAAAACAAACAAGAGCAATGTATAAGCCACTTGCGGAAGCAAATGAAAGCGACCTTTCTGCTGCTGGTATGAGAGATAAAAAGAATCTCAGAAATATGATTTCTGATCTCCAATGGACAATCGACTGGCTTGAAAGTGGGAGGCAACCCGTGTCACGTCGCTCAATAGATCGCAGAGCCTCATATCAAAGGACTATGTTCATTGATCCTAAGATAATGGAAGTCTTCTCAAATGATTTTTCTATTCAGCCAGAGCAAACCGGATCAGTTACGGAGGAAGAGCAGAAAATAATTAATGATTGTCTCGGCAAACTTACGAATCGCGAAAAGGAAATTTTTCTTTTGCATATTGTAGAAGGTTTTTCTTATGAACGTATTAGTGCACTGCTCGGTATTGCAAAAGGAACTGTTCAAACAACAATTAACCGTTCACGAATGAAGATTGCAAGATACATTAATTCAAATATTAAAGGTGCATAGGGGGGAAAGAAATGAATCAATTGACATTAAATATTCCTCAAATTGACGAAGAAGCAACGAGAATGAAAGCAGAAAAGCTGCTCGAACAATATCGCATGTACTTGTTACAAGTGCCGGAGGATTTTTTGCCGAAAGTGACCGCAACATACAGCCTTGTTCCGCCCAGCTTTTCGAATGAATTTCATTCCTCCACAGAAGACGCAGCATTAAAACGTATGGATTGGGAGATTGAGAGGGAACGGTTTTTAAAGAGAATGCAAAGAGCGGTTAACCGGCTTTCCCAAAAGGAGCGGCAAATACTTGTCATGCTCTACATGCAGAATGAAGAAATGTATGATTATGAAGTCTATGCAGAAATGAGACTCAGTCAGCGGAGCTACTACCGGACGAAAGCAAAAGCATTTTACCGGCTGGCCTTTGCTCTTCGCGTGGAAGTCTATAAGGACGGGGGCGCGCCGGAATGAATTTTGTTCAGCCGATAAGGGACCCGGAATGCATTTTCTATATCAAACGGTTTTTAAAAGAACAGAGCGAGCGGAATTACATGCTATTTGTCACCGGGATAAATTCAGGTCTCCGCATATCAGATATATTGGAACTGAGAGTAAGGGACGCCAGACGGCCGTATTTCAACCTTATAGAGAAGAAAACCAAAAAGAAAAAGAGAATTGAAATGACGCCGGAACTTCAAAGAGAATTAAAGGCATATATTGAGGGGAAAGAAGATCACGAATATCTTTTCAAAAGCCGCGAAGGGATCAACAAGCCCATTTCCCGGTCGATGGCTTATAAGATTTTGAGGGCTGCTGCTGAGTATGTCAATTTGGATGATATAGGCACGCACACGTTGAGGAAAACATTCGGATACCATTTTTACAAGCAAACAAAAGACGTTGCCATGCTGCAGGAGATTTTTAATCACTCAGATCAGCGGACAACCCTTCGATACATTGGAATCAATCAGGATGCCATGAACAACGCCATGAAGAAATTCAAGATATAAGCAGGCTCATCTCATAAACAAGATGAGTCTTTTTTTCTGCATATTTTTATTGATTCCCTTCAAAAAGAAAACGTGGAATTCATTTTAGGGATATTGTTTGAAAACACGGATGGCAAGGGCTGACGGCACTTCGGGCAGTTGCACAGTATATAAGATATGAGTAATTGGTGGATAATGTGGATATGTTATACTATACAAAAAAGAGGAAGTGGAATAATGGTATTATGGGGAGAATGGGTTGATGTTGATAGAATGGATCCGTGTAAATATCAATGCGCCCACTGTGATGCATTAGTTGGCCCGGATTCAGGTTATTTATGTGATCGACATGGGGGTGCATTGGGGAAAGTCTATATATGTCCTAACTGCAACAGACCCACTTATTTTGAAATGAGTAATGATAGGACTCAAATTCCTTCACCGCGATATGGGAATAAAATAGAGCATCTTCCAGAAGAAATCGAAAAAGTCTACACAGAAATAAGAGATTGTATGTCTCATCAATTATATACGGCAGGTGTATTGTTAGCTAGGAAGCTGTTAATGAATATAGCTGTTGATTCAGGTGCAAAAGAGGGAGAAAGTTTTGTAACCTATGTAAATTTTCTTGAGAGTGAAGGCATTATTCCTAAAGACGGTAAGGATTGGGTTGATGCTATTAGACAAGCGGGTAACATTGCAACTCATAAAATTCCATCAATAAATCAAGAATTAGCAGAAGATATTGTAACGTTTTTAGAATTTTTATTAAGAATAAAGTATGAAATGCCTGGTAGAATGGCAAGAAAATAATTTTGGCACAAACTTGGCACGATAACGGCACACCATTTTGTTTTAGATAAGGTATTATGGTAATAGGTAATAAAATAAGGGAGCGGCACTGCTGATGAGCGGGGGCGCTTTTTTATGTTCTCTGTAAACTGCGTCCGGTAAATCTCAGGATAGACTATTGGATGTTTAAGAAGCCTTTTGAGTATGATTGGTTTAGAAAGAATATAAGTAAAGATGATTTATTGAAAATCTTAGTCGTTAGATATAATTTATGGTAGGATTCACATAGAAAGGAGGGGGGAATCTTGGATCCTAAGTTCGCAAAAATTGCATCTGAGTTAATAGAAGAGTACATGCCAACAATTGAGAAAATTAAAGGGCAGACAACGTATCATATCTATGAAGCTATGATCAAACTAAATGCTGAGATGTTGGCAAAAGCACTAGAAAAATACGAAAAAGCATCTAAAAATTAAGCGAGTTTGATAGTCGCTTTATGAGAAATTTTTGTTTCGCTGTAACTCTCTATGCAAAAAAACAGGCGCTTTCCCAATCGGGAGGGCGCTTTTTCTATTGGAGGGATTTCATTGAAGAATTTAGTAATGCGGGTTACACATTGCAAGGGAGCGGCTTTGGACAAAATTACACAGATTCTTGACGCTGGTCAAATATTAGAAGTCAAGTCAACAAAAGAAGAACCCTCTTTAAAGAATGAATACAACAAGCACGGCGACATTTGTTACAGCATAAGAGGTTATGATCCAGTTTAATTACTAATCGTTCGACAAATTTCGCAAATGATTCCCTTGTCGCTTCCTTTTACCGATAATAAGGTGGGAGGGATTAAGATGAAAAGAGATTTTGATTTAATACGAGAAATACTTATTACTTTAGAAAATGATAATAATCCAGAATCTTGGAAAGTTATTCAACTCGAAGAGAGAGACCAAAAGGTTATAAGTTATCATGTAAAATTGTTAACAGAAGCAGGATTAATAGAAGGAAAAGATACTAATTTAAATCCTGGATTTTGGTGGTATGCAAGGTCATTAACAAATCAAGGCCATGACTTTTTAGACACAATTAAAAATGAGACAACTTATTCTAAGATTAAAGAAAAAATGGGGAATCAGTTAAAGACGGCTCCTTTAACAGTAGTATCGAGTGTAGCAGTGGAAATAGCGAAAGAGTGGACTTTGAGTAAACTTGGTTTCTGATTAAGGATTTATTCTTTGCAAAAACTATTTCTAGTAAATCGTTCGACAAATTTCGCAATTGGTTCCATTATCCCTACCATTACCTCATAATTAGATAGGGAGGAGAATCGCATGAAAAATACAAAAATTACTATTAATGGTGTTGAAATCAACTGTAAGGCTGAGTATATTGATGGAAGAGATAATCACTTGTCAATACAATTTTTAACCCATGGTGCAAATGAATATCATCTGTATTCAAGTTTATTCTCGAATAATAAATTAGACGTGGTAACACCGAGAGGATCGTTCGTAGCAAAACTAGAGAGCTCAACAACAAATTACCAAGGAGAACTAGATAGAAATACGGCCGTCTCCTTTTCAATTGTACTTAAAGAAGCTGAAGCTAATTCTAATGAAAACTGGCAAGCTAATTCTGTGTTCTTATCAATTACCAACAAATTAGATATTGTTACGTTAGTTCAATTGCTTGTGGAAAAAGAATTAATTGACCTGGATGAATTCAATTCAAGATTAGAACAGGTAAATCAAAAGGAATTTACTAAGATTCATAAGATCATTTTTGGTGATTCGGAAGCTGGAGATTGAAATTATAAAAATATTTTAACCAAATATAATGAGTTTGAAGAAAGAAGAAAAACATCCTACGGGGTGTTTTTTATATTCTCTGTAAACTGCGGCCGGTAGATCTCAGGATAGACAATTGGCGGTTAACGGCTTGAGTGCGGGCGCAGTTTAGAAAGAATATGATTGGAGGGATTGGAATGAAGAAAGCTTTGACGCCTTGCAATGAACCCGGCTGTCCAAACCTCACACGAGAGGGCTACTGTGAACAACATAAGCGAACCAAGCCGGCTTATGATCAATACCGGGAGTCTGCGGCCAAACGGGGGTATAACAGCAAATGGAGGCAGTCGCGCGCTGGCTACCTGTCTAAGCATCCGTTATGTGCCGCCTGCTTAATGCAAGGCAGAAGAACCCCGGCGACAGTTGTCGATCATATCGTTCCACATAAAGGCGACAAAAAACTATTCTGGGACTCGGGTAACTGGCAGCCTCTCTGTGGGCCATGCCATAGCCGGAAGACGGCAAAGGAGGATGGAGGATTTGGAAACAGAACATCAAACGTGCGTGTGTGATCAATGCATGACCAGACTTCTTGTCAAAGGCTGTTCAAAGATCAGGAAGCACGACAACGGAATCAAGCAGCATTATATCAAGTGTCCACGCTGCAAGGCTGAGTACACATCCTTCTATACGAACGAGGACATCAGACGAATGCAGCACAGAATACGAAAGATGTTTACTCTTCGTCGTAACATGAAAAAGGAATCAGCTGTTGATCTATATTCAAAGAAAATAGAAGCAGCACAAACGGAAATACAAGCAGCCATGAGCCAGCTGAAGAAGGAGATGGAGACCCCCCACCCTTAAATCCCTAGAGGACTTTTGCCGGAGACCGCGCTCCCCTCCCCATTTTGAAAAATTCCCTAAATGAAAATTCGGAAGGAGGTGAGGGAATGGCCAGACCGCGGGAACCTTTAGATTTGTTACTTTATAAAGGCAAGAAAAACTTGACAAAGCAAGAGATTGAGGAACGTCGGGAACAAGAAATAAAGGCACCAAACGACAAAGTAAAAGCTCCATCGTATTTGCCAAAAGACTTAAAAAGAGAGTTTAAAAAGATAGCGGATGAGCTAAAAAACATCGGAATTATGACTAATTTAGATGTGGACGCGCTTGCCCGTTTTTTGTTTGCTCGAAAACAATACTTGGAAATGACCAAAGTCTTACTCGAAACGCCCATTACTGCATTAGTTGAGGATGATGACGGAAATAAATTTGAAGTAGCGAACAAGACATACAGTGATTTGCTTATCAATCAAGACAAGCTGTTCAAACAATGCAGGCAAGCTTCCAGTGATTTAGGGCTGACCATTTCCTCTCGCTGTAAACTTATTATCCCGAAAAAAGATGATGGGAAACCGAAGTCAAAAGAGGAAGAACGGTTTGGGGGCCGCATGTAATGCAAGAGATTACAGCCGAAATTCTCATTGAGCGGGTTTGGTCATATGCTGGGAAAATTCGCTCCGGGGAAATTAAGGCAGGCAAAAAGCAAAAATGGGCTGTAGAGCGTTTTTTTAAAGATGTTGACCGGCTCGCAGAAGATGACTGTCCTTATTACTTTGATGCTGAAGCTGTTGTGGATTTTTATGAATGGTCGCGGCAATTTAATCATGTCGAAGGTATACTTGCAGGGCAGCCGATTGAATTAACAGACTTTCAGCTTTTTATTGCGGCCAATATATACGGATTCTATAAAAAAGAAAATGGCGCCCGCCGGTTCCGGAAAGCTTATATCCAACTGGCCCGTAAAAATGCGAAATCGCAATTTTTAGCTTTAATCGCGTCGTATGAGATTTTCCCGACACAAGAAAAACACCGGGTATTTATCGCAGGCTGGTCCCGTGAACAATCAGATGAGGTATATCAAGCCATCCTTGAGCAGCTGCATCATGCACCAATACTAAAGGGGAAATACACCTCTGCTAATGGCCGCGTGAAAAAATATAAAACAAACTCTATTATCCAGCCTCTTTCCCGTGAGGCTCGGAAGCTCGGGGATGGTAAAAACCCATCATTGGGCATTGTGGATGAATACCACGCACATGAAACAAGTGAGATTTACGACGTCCTGGACAGCGGGATGGTCGCCCGGCGCAGTCCGTTAATGGCTGTTATTACGACAGCGGGTTTCAACATGGAGCGGCCATGCTTTAAGGAATATCAATATACGAGTAAAATTCTTGATCCAGACATTGACACGGAGAATGATGATTATTTTGTTATGATCTGTGAGCTTGATCCAGAGGACGATATAAAAGATGAATCAAACTGGATTAAGGCCAACCCAATTGTGGCAACGTACCCCGAGGGGATGGAGTCATTACGTTCTGCTTTAAAAGTGGCTCTTGAAGTGCCTGAAAAGATGCGCAGTTTCCTCACCAAAAATATGAACCGATGGGTTGACCAGAAGGACAATGGTTATATGAAGATGACAAAATGGCGCGCTTGCAGCGGGGAAATTCCTGATCTGCAAGGACTGCCCGTTTATTTGGGCCTTGATTTATCAATGACAACAGACTTAACCTCCGTTGGATATGTGGCCGTGCAAGACGGCTTTTTCTATGTCGGTCAACATTCCTTTATGCCTGAAGCCCGAGCCAAAGAAAAAATGGCGACGGATAAAGTGCCATATGATTTGTGGAGAGAGATGGGATTTATCACTTATACATCTGGCGAAGCAGTTGACTATCAATTAGTTGAACAATGGATCATTGAATTTATTCATAAAAACCGTTTTCGGCTACAAGAGACAGCATATGACAAGTGGAATGCTCTTCATTTAGCGCAGCGGCTTGAATCAAAAGGGCATACAATGGTGGAACTGCCGCAGAGAATTAATCATCTTTCATTACCAACAAAAAGCTTTCGAGAAAAGGTATTTGAAAGGAAAGTCGTGCATGGCGATGATCCGGTTTTAACATGGGCAATTAATAACGCAATTACGAAAATGGACCCGCAAGAGAATATCATGCTGGATAAAGCAAAATCACCGCAGAGAATTGACCCTATTGCGGCTGTTATAAATGCATTTGCCCGTGCGATGTATTTCGGCAATAGTGGAAGAGTTGATTTGAATGAACATTTTGGCTCCGGCAATTTCAGTTTTTAGGATGTGAGAAGTATGAAAAAGATTAGTGTCTTTTTTGCTGCCTTGTTTAACCCTAGAGTTTTTAAAAAAGGGTTTTCTTTTTTCTTATTGATATTAAATGATCTGCTGTTTATGGCGGGAGCCGCCTTTATTCTGACAGCTGTCTATAGATGGAGCACAAACATCGGTCTTATTCTGACGGGTGTCTTTTTAATGTTTTATGCGTACCTCATATCAAAGAAAGCGAGGTGATATAAATGCTACTCGAACGAATGTTTGAGAAACGTTCTGGCTCGTCAGATCATGAAGATGGTTTTAACAACATTTTATTAAACATGTTCGGCGGCCGGAAAACAGCAAGCGGCGAAAGAGTGAGTGAAAGCAACTCACTTGTGCAGCCGGACATATTTGCATGTGTCAATGTATTGTCGGATGACATTGCGAAACTGCCGATTCACACATATAAAAGAACGGAAGGCGGCATAGAACGGAAACCCGAGCACATGTCCGCGCATGCTGTTTATGCTCGGCCGAATCCTTACATGACAGCCTTCACGTGGAAAAAGCTCATGATGACTCATGTTCTGACTTGGGGGAATGCATATTCCTATATTCAATTCGGACCACATGGTTACCCGGAAGCGCTCTTCCCCTTACGCCCTGATTACACGAATGCTTACGTTCATCCGACAACAGGGATGCTGTGGTATCAAACTGTGTTAAACGGGAAAGCCATTGAATTATATGACTACGAGGTACTGCATTTTAAAGGGCTTTCGACTGACGGAATACATGGTAAATCACCTATTGGTGTTGTGCGGGAGCATATCGGGGCGCAAGCGGCTGCCACAAAATATAACGCCAAACTGTACAAGAATGAGGCAACTCCTCGGGGGATATTGAAAGTTCCGGCGTTCCTGGATGAAAAACCAAAAGAGAACGTGCGCAAAGAGTGGAAACGGGTGAATCAAGGTGAAAATATCGCCATTATAGATAACGGACTGGAATATCAATCTATTTCCATGCCTCTGCAAGAAGCTCAATTCGTTGAGTCTATGAAGTTTAACAAAGCACAGATTTCCATGATTTATAAAGTACCGTTGCATAAGCTGAACGAATTGGATAAAGCGACATTTTCAAATATTGAGCATCAGTCCATTGAATATGTCAGAAACACGCTGCAGCCATGGATTGTAAATTTTGAACAAGAACTAAACGTTAAATTGTTCTTAGATCACGATCAGAAAAGCGGCCATTACGTGAAATTCAATATAGACAGCGAGCTGCGCGGCGACAGTAAGACGCAAGCGGAGTATTTGAAAACACTTCATGAAACAGGAGTGCTGAATAAAGACGAAATCAGAGAATTACTTGAGCGCAACCCTATTGAAAACGGCGACAAATATATCTCCAGCTTAAACTATGTGTTCCTCGATTTTGTGGAAGAATATCAGCGGCTTAAAGCTGGCGGCGCCATGAAGGGGGGTGACAACAAGAATGAAGGATAAAGAGGTTCGGCATTTGACGACGCCGATCGAGCTGCGTTCCGAAGGTGAGGGGCAAAGTGAATATATCGAAGGGTACGCTCTCAAATTCGAAAAATGGTCTGAACGCTTGGGCTGGTTTAAAGAGATAATCAGCAGAACAGCTCTTGACTCAGCTGACATGTCTAACGTCATCGCCCTTTTCAACCATCAGCAAGATTTTCCCTTGGCGAGAAATACCGTTTCCGGGGATACTGGCCGCCTTGAATTAGATACAGACGGGATAGGCCTCAAATTCCGATTCAAGCCCTCAGACACGTCATATGCGCGTGATTTAATGGAGAATGTCCGGAGCGGCGTGATCAATCAGTGCTCCTTTGCTTTTTCATTGGATTATGGGGATGCTGAGGCAGATGAATGGCGTATCAATGAAGATGAGGACATTTACGAGCGACGAATCAATAAAATCAATCGCATTTTCGATATTTCACTCGTCACTACGCCTGCTTACAGCGATACTGAGGCGGTTGTAGGTGCCCGCAGTTTAGAAAAGGTTGAGCAGCTGAAAGAAAGACGTAATTCATCAGATGAAGCGTTAAAAATGGAATTGGAACTATTAGGCCTTGTACTCCCGGAGTAAGGTCTTTTTTAGTGCAGAAAACAAGGAGGAAATGATTTTATGCCAATGCAAATGAGCAAAAAAGAAATCGCATTAAGACAACAGTTTACTGAAAAGAAGCAGCAAGCAGACAAGGCGCTGCAGGAGGGCAATACCGATGAAGCGCGTGCATTGCTTGATGAAGTGAAACAGCTTAAAAATCAAATCGAATTGATGACCGAAGGACGTTCACTTGATGTCCCGGATTTACCGGGCGGTGTAAACTTTGTGCCCGAGCAAGAGCGCAACCCAGAGGGGCAGCGTTCACAAGGTCAAGGAAATGAGGAAAGGCAACAGCAATACAGCAAAGCTTTCCTTAAAGGATTGAGAGGCAAAAGACTTACCGACGAAGAGCGTGACCTTCTGGATAGTCCAGAATTTAGAGCGATGTCCGGTATAAATGATGAAGATGGCGGAATTTTGATCCCAGAGGATATTGGAAGGCAAATCCATGAATTTAAACGTCAGTTTGAGCCGTTGGAACAATATGTAACCGTTGAACCTGTCACAACTCGATCTGGAACTCGTTTACTTGAGAAAAATGCTGATATGGTGCCGTTTTCACCCGTAGAGGAATTGGGGAATTTACCTGAGATTGATCAGCCTAGATTCACAAAAGTATCCTACTCAATCATAGATTATGGTGGCATCATGACTCTATCTAATTCAATGTTGAATGACTCTGACCAAGCGATCATGAAATATGTAGCAAAATGGTTCGCAAAGAAATCAGTTGTTACCCGTAACAATTTGATTTTGGCTGCAATTGCATCATTGAAAAAAGTAGATATTGATGGTTTGGATGGTATTAAAAAAGCATTAAATGTCACGCTTGATCCGATGGTGGCGCCGGGTTCTATCGTGCTGACAAACCAAGACGGATATGACTGGTTAGACACGCTTAAAGATGGAACAGGCAGATACCTATTACAGCCAGACCCAACCAATCCTACAAAGAAGTTGCTTGATGGACGACCTGTCGTGCCTTTTACTAACAGAGTATTAAAAACTCAAAAAGGTAAAGCTCCACTCATCATCGGGAATTTAAAAGAAGCGATTGTTCTGTTTGATCGTGAACAACAGTCAATTGCATCCACAGACACAGGGGCAGGAGCATTTGAAACAAATTCAACAAAAGTCAGAGGGATTGAACGAGAAGATGTCCGTAAATGGGATGAGGATGCTGTAGTATTCGGACAAATCACGGTTGAATAAGGAGAGATAAGTATGAGCTATTCAACAAAAAACTACACCGCCGACGGGGGAAATCGTACCGTCATCGGCGGTGTTTTAGAAATTGCCGGGGGCAAGGTCATTAAAGATGGACAAGAGGTCAGTTTTGGCGGCAACCAATCTGAACCAGGACCCGGAAGCGTAACCCATGAAATGCTGGCGGATAAGTCGGTCCGCAGCAGGAATATCGGCACCGGCAGTGTAATGGAAGAACACTTAAATTCATCTGTTTTAGATCGTCTCAAGGCTATTGAGGATAAATTGAAAGAGCTTGCCAGTTCTGAGTCTGACGGAAAAACGGAATAAAAAATAAAAGGAAAAGGATGATTACAGATGGCTGAAGATTATTTATATGAAAGTAATGGAGTCAAAACTTCATCTGAAAAAGGAAAAGACGGCAAGGCGATAACGCCGGTCTATCTCAAAGAAAACAGCGAAGAAAATCCTCTTTTTGTAAAAGGACTGCAGGGTGAAAAAGGTGAGAAAGGAGACAAAGGCGATATCGGTAAACAAGGTCCTCAAGGAGAACCGGGGGAACCCGGCCCGCAAGGACCAAAAGGCGATAAGGGGGAACCCGGGGAACAGGGACCACAGGGTGAACCGGGACCGGCCGGACCAAAGGGAGATACTGGCGAGCAAGGCCCGCAAGGTGAGAAAGGAGACAAGGGTGATCCGGCTGTTATTGAAGAAAGCAGCATTACGTATGAAATGCTTGCAGAAAAATCAGTCCGGAGTAAAAACATCGGAACTGGCAGCGTGATGCCGGAGCATCTAAACAGCGAAATTACAAAATTGCTTGATGAATTGAAACAAAAAATGAATAACCTTGAAAGTGACCTGGCTGCTTTGAAAGGAACAGAAGAAGAACCGACAGAATAGGCGGTGTGTCCTGAATGGATTTAGAGGCTATTAAAAACTATTTAAAGGTCGAGCATGAAGAAGATGATCGTCAGCTTTTGAATCAAATGGCGGCGGCCAAAAGCTATATTATCAACGGGATAGGCAGGTATATTGAAGGGCACCCGCAATTTGAGCTGGTGCTTCAAATGCTTGTCCAACATTGGTATGAAAACAAAGGGATATATGAGACCGGGGGAACCGGCTTATCTATCCCTTTTACTGCTGAAAATATATTGACGCAGCTGCGTTATGTATCTGTGGAGGAACAAGAAAATGAGAAAAAAGATCAGCCAACTCCGGCACCGTCTGACCTTTCAAAAGAAAACCGAGACACAGGATGAAGAAGGTAATTGGAATGCAACCTATGTGGACTTATTCACGGTCTGGGGAGCTGTAGAGGGGGCTGGCTCTCTCGGAAATAGCGAAACTATGATTGCCGGAGCATTGGGAGTCAAGACTCCAAAAAAAATCACGGTGCGTTACCGGAAGGATATAAAACCGAATATGCGGATTGTTAAGCGCGTTCCTAAAGAAAAGACGGAACGCGTTTTTGATATTTTGGACACTAACGATCCGGATGATCAGGGGGAAGAGCTTGAGATTCTTTGTCAGGAGGTGGGAATCAATGGCTGATATGAGCTTTGACGGCATAGAGGATCTAACGCAGTATTTTAAAAAAATCGGCGGAGACGTCGAAAAGGTGGAACCCGTAGCGCTAAAGGCCGGCGGTGAAATTATCGCTGAACGGCAACGCTCCCACGTTAACCGGAGTGATAAAAAACAACCTCATATGCAGGACAACATCACAGTCTCCAATGTCAGAGAATCCAAGGACGGAGTGAGGTTTGTGGCCGTTGGTCCGAATAAAAAGGTAGCGTATCGCGGGAGGTTCTTGGAGTGGGGAACCTCAAAAATGCCGCCGCAACCGTTCATAGAAAAAGGCGGAAAAGAAGGGGAGGGCCCCGCTGTGGAACTAATGGAGCGAATACTTACAGCGCCGATCAAATGACCTACTCTCCTAAAATTGAATTGGTGAGCACACTTAATTCCAGTGCCTTATTAAAAGGCCTGACATCTGGCGGAATTCATAACCTCGTTGCGAATGATGTCAGCGCATTTCCGAGAGTAGTTTTTTCGGAGATTCAAGATGCTGATGCGGATTTTGCAGACAACCAGGTCTATTCATTTGAGGTGCGTTATCAGATCAGTATTTTCACTCAAGCGAGCACCCGCGGCAAGGAAACAGCGATTGCTGCGGAAATAGATAAGCTTATGCGAGAAATCGGCTACAGCCGGTATGATTCGCAAGATTTATACGAAACAGACACAAAGGTCTTTCATAAGGCCAGACGTTATAAAAAAACCTATTATCAGGAGGGGAAATAGATGGGGAAAGTATTATCTGGTTTGGATATGTTTCATATCGCAGAAGTATTAAAAGACACAAAAGATGAATTAAAATTTTCTGTTCCCGAAGAAATACCGGGCGCCGTTAACTTAAAAATTGATCCTAAATCAGAACAGGAGGTTTTTTATGCCGACAACGTGGCATATGCCACTGTTAATAGTTTAAGTGATATTGATGGTGAAATGGAAGTTGCCGACCTTCCTCTTGACATGCAGTCAAGGATTTTCGGTAAGCAAGTGGAGAATGGCATTCATTTTTCTAGTGCTGATGATAAGACACTAGAGATTGCTCTTGGTTTCCGGGCCAAGCTCTCTACCGGCGGGTACAGATACTATTGGGTGCTTAAAGGGACCCCAGAATTAGTACCGATTGAACACAAAACGGACGAAGGGAAAGCTACACCCCAAACAGCGCAGGTCAAAATTAAATTCATGCCTCTTACTAATGTAAAAGAGGGTAAGCGCAGATGGGATGCAAAAGCAGAAGAAGATAAGGCCAATGGGATTAATGCTGAAACATGGTTCAAACAAGTTGTCTATAAGGACATCACGAAAGAGGGAACGCCTGTCGTTGATGTCGGTAAATAATTCATTGAGCGCCTAAGAGCGCTCTTTTTATATGAAAAAGGAGGAACTTACATGGAAGCATTGTCTATTACACTTCGGCTTGATGGCAAAGATAAAAAATTTGTTACACCTGACCACATTACAGGTTTATTGTTTCGAAAGGCTGCAAAGATTGCAGACGATTTTGAATCACAAGATTCAGAGCGTCTTTTTACTAATGAACAGGTTGAATTTGTCTGTAATACCTTTGGCCAGAAATTTACACCTGATGAGTTTGAAAAAGGAATTGATGCCCGGCTGGTAGGAAGAACAATCTATGCTGCTGCACAGTATGTGTTGGGGAATATTGCGGAAGCAACGGCTCTTTTAAATAGCGAGGGAATTTCCAGCGGTGAAGAGCCGGGGGAGTGAGTCTGCCTGAGTCAGTCCTTGATATGTATAACGCCCTTGAGGAAATAGGATATACGCAGAATCAAATTGACGAAATGGACATTGTCTATCATCTGAAAAGACTGGCTCGGAGAAAATCACAAGAGAAGACCCAAACGAAGGCAAAAAACAATGATGAACCTATGTATATTGATCAATTTCTCGGATAAGGAGGTGCCCGATTGAGCAAAGACATAAAGGTCAGGCTGTATTCGAATTCATCTGAGTTTAAAAAAGAAATGAGCGCCTGTGCTGTTCAAATGAAAAATTTGAAGTCGGAATTTGAAAAAAACCGTACGGCAGTGGGTGTGTGGGGAAACGAATTAAAAACTGCTCAAGTAACCGAAAAAACATTAACACAACAATTGGAAACGCATAAACGCAGAGTAAAGGCGCTTGAGAGAGCTTACGCAGACGCGGCTATAAAAAAAGGGAAAGACATAAAAGAAACGCAAACGCTCGCCCGCCGTTTAAATAATGCTACTGCCGCAATGAATAAGACGCAAAACGCGCTAAATAGTACGACTCAGAGAATAAAAACGTTAGAGGAGGCAGCGAAAAGAGCTTCCTCCCGTGTTCGGATCATGGGCGAACGAATGGATTCAATTGGTGGAAAAATGCGTTCCGTTGGTTCGTCAGTAGCTATGACATCGGGCATCGCTTTTGGTGCGCTGGCTCTGTCCCTACGTGATGCTGTTCAGGTCGGCATGGACTTTGAAAAGCAAATGAGTAAAGTCCAGGCCATTTCCGGCGGATCGGCGGCAGAGATCGCAAAATTGAGAGAGCAAGCAAAAGAACTCGGTGCAACCACTGTCTTTACAGCAAGTCAGGCAGCGGATGCACAGGGTTTTTTGGCAATGGCCGGATTTAAGGTTAATGACATTTATGACGCAATGCCCGGGATGCTCAGTCTGGCGGCAGCCGGCCAACTGGAATTAGGTGCAGCAGCAGATATTACATCAAATATCATGTCTGCCTTTGCTCTAAAAGCAAAAGAGTCAGGGCACGCCTCGGATGTCATTGCTTACGCCGCAGCCAACGCAAACACCAACGTTGAACAGATGGGCGAAGCCATGAAGTTTTTGGCGCCGAACGCTAATTCCCTTGGTTGGGGAATGGAAGAATCAGCGGCCGCCATTATGGCTTTTGGTGACGCAGGTCTTCAAGGCTCAATTGCCGGGCAGGCTTTTGGTACATCCTTGATCCGTCTCGCTTCGCCAACGGGTAAGGCGTCGAAGCTTGTCAAAAAATTAGGTTTTGATTTCTTCGATGCAGCCGGAAACATGAAAAGCATGCCGGAAGTCGTTGAGGAAATGGAAAAAGGTCTGAAAGGCATGACCAAAGAGCAACAGGCGGCCGCATTAAAAACGATCGTGGGCGCTGAAGCATATAAACATTGGGCTGTCCTTCTTCAAAAAGGTTCAAAGGCTCTTGGGGATAATACTAAGGCGCTTGAAAAATCAGATGGAGCCGCTAAAAAGATGGCGGATACAATGCTGGATAATGCACACGGAAGCATAGTAGCTTTTCAGTCAGCACTTGAAGGGGCAAAAATCAAACTGACGGAAAGCCTTTTGCCTGCCCTGGGCGATTTAGCAAACAAGGGCAGCGACTTGATTATGATGTTTAATAATCTGGATTCCGGCACCGTGCAAACCATAGCGAAAACAGCCGTTCTGGCGACAGGTGTATTAGGGGTTACGACAGCCGTCGCCACGCTTACAGCTGGAATAGGGGCGCTTTTAGCGTTTACCGGTCCTGTTGGCCTTGCAATTGTCGGAGGTACAGCACTGCTAGGCGGTATTTCGGTTGCTACTTACGCTTACACTGAACAATTGAAGAACCAGAAAAAGCAGCAAGAAGAGGCGCGAGAATCTGCCTTGCTTTACGGTGAGGGTGTTTCTAAAGCAACACAAAAATCTGCTTCCACCTATGTGGACTTAAGAGAAAAGGCAGAACTGCAGCTGTTTGAATTGACCCGGGTATCTGGTTCAGAAGCTCAGAAGATGTCAGCTAAATTAGTTGAAACTTATGCCAGTATGCGCGACCAGCTAATACAAGAACTTGAAGGGCTTAAAAAGGATGCTCTGGTTGTCTTAAAAGGGCTATATGCGGACACCGATGAGAAAACAAAAAAAGCCGGCGAAAAGATGACTGACAAGATGGTCGGCGCAATTGATAAAGATATGCAAGAGGCTAGGAATAAACTAAAGCAGTTAAACGCACTGCAAAAAGAGACAGGCCTCGTCACTTCCAATATGAATGCCTCACAAAAGAAGCAATTCAATGACATTGTTTCCTATTTTGAATTGTCTACAAGTAAATTTGCGGCCAATCAAAAAGAAGCATTAGCAATGCAAAAAGTAGTAACGGATCAGCAAGGACAGCTTTCATTTAAACAAGCTCAGAAGTACAACAACGACATTAAAAAAGTCTATGACGATGGTAAACAAGCCGCCAAGAAAGATATGGAATACAGAAATGATGTTATTGAGAAGTTGTTTGCGCAGGGATATATAGAGGCGGAACAAAGAAGATCATTACTGAGCAAAAGCACGGCTGACTATAATACCGCATTAGCAAAAAACACGGATGCCTATGAAAAAAATTCAAGAGCCTTATTTTCCAAAATGTCACGAGACGGCAAGCTGCTTGATTTAGAGACCGGAAAGGCATTGGATAAACAAGATGAGTTTATATCTAATTCAATGGGGATTATGGTCAAAACTGAAGAGTCAGAAGCTCAATATCAAGAACGATGGGCAGCCCGGCAAATAGATTTTCTTCAAAAATTAGGACAATCCAAAGAAGAAGCAATTGAGACTACCCAACAGGCTTTAGAAGAGTTTTACCAAGGCATGGGGATGACCCAAGAACAAGCCCGTGAAGAAGCAAGTCAGATGGTTGCCAATGTTGAAGGGGAATTAGATAAGCCGACAAGCGCCGAACAATCAGGGAAGAAGGTTGCCGAGGACTTTTCCGCTGGCTTGAAGCAGTCCACACCAGCAGTTATTGGCGGGGGGACGGTCTTACAGCAGGCCCTTAACAATTCGCTTTCCGCAGATAACACCACGCCCGCACAGGCCGGACAAAATAAAGGAAATGCCTTTCGTACCGGTATCAATTCTACAAAGCCCGGTAATGCACAAGCAGGATCGTCTATACTTCAATCTGCTTTAAATGAGATGAAGAAAGGCGGCGGGCAAGCAAATGCAGCAGGACAAAACAAAGGAAATAAGCATAAAGCTGGTTTAACGTCTACCAAAGGCGCCAATACATCTGCGGCCGGCTCTCTCAGCTCATCGGTAACGAGCAATTTAGCCAAAACCTCAGACGGCGGAGGCGGTAAAAAGGCCGGAACTGAATTGGCCAGCGGCGTTCTCAGTAAAAAGGGCACAGCAAACAGCGCCGGAAAAAGTGTTGCAAACAGCGCAAAAACGGGGCTGAAAAGCGTTAAGACACATAGTGTTGGTTCTGACTTTGTAACCGGCTTTATAAATGGAATGGGATCGCAAAACGGCTCTCTCTTCAGTGCGGCGTGGAACTTGGGGAAATCCGCCTTGAGGTCTTTAAAGAAATCTATTGACTCCCATTCTCCCTCCAAACTAACAAAAGCGGAAGGAAACAACTTTTCTGATGGGTTTGCGTTAGGGATAGAGGACAAAGCCAAAAACGTAAAACAAAGTGCTGCTTTTATGGCGCAGAACGCAATGACCTCGTTTAAGCAGGAATTAAATCAGATGGCTTTCAACATAAAGGGGGCTGCTGATCAGCTCATTTCAATGAAGTCAGAGCTTACCATCCGGAATGAAGTTGACACGCCTGCTTTAAATCAAAAGCTAGATGCTCTAATCACACTCCTGTCACAGCAACAGTCTGGCGGGGCAGGCCAGGCCGCGATACCTCAGCAGCCTATTATCATCCATCCGGCTGCGGTGCATATGGACGGCCAACAAATTGCGACGATCGCTTTTGAAAAAGGAGATGGCAGGATACTTGACCAGAAAGCTGCAGACCGATACAACCAGAATGCCTATAAAGGCGGTGTCAGATCATAATGCTAGATTTATATATTGATTTTAATAACAGTATGGGAGAACAAAGCTTATCACGAATTCTCCCCCGTTTTAAGGTGCGCAGCTTCACGCCTGACTCACCGAATATTGAACGAGAAACAACAACCCTCCCAAGGATAAACGGTTTAGTGCTGCCGCAGCACCCCCGGGACGTTGTCTACAAAGAGAGAGACATCAAGGTTGATTTTTTATTAGATTCCATCATTCCCGAAACCTTTTATCAGAACAGGCATGAACTTTATTCATTGTTAGTGCAGCCGTTTCCTTATTATATTTCAACGGACCTTCTGCCTAACCGTCGGTTCCTTGTTACGTGTGACGGGAATTTTACTATCGCTAAGGACAAACAGAAAAACCATGCCACATTCACAGTGGGGTTCACGGATATTCTGGGGCTTGCCGAGTCGAAATATACCTCTTCTACCATCCAGAATTTCAATGGAGAGCACTGGAGTCCCGGTATGGGAATCCTTCGGAGAGATGATCTTGAATATCATTTCAAGAACCAAAAACGATTCAGCGTTTACAATCCCGGCGGCGCCGCGGTCAACACTCTGCAGCATGATTATAACGTCTTTCTGTGGGCCAAAGGGACAAACGTAACCATTGCGAACCGAACGAACGGGGAAAAATTGAAAATTGAGCAGGAGCTAAAACGCTCGCAAAAAGTCACATTCATCAGGCAGTACACTGTAATCGGGGATAAGCGTCTGAAAACATCCGGCCGTCTGCCGACACTGGATGTAGGATGGAACGATTTTGAAATTATAAACTCAAATGACTTTGAAATTTTATTTGATACTCGTTTTTATTATAAGTAAGGAGGGATGACATGGCTGTGGCTGACTTTATTAAAAGCCTGGTACCCGGGGCGAAAAAGGTATGCAAAAAATATAATGTCCTTGCCAGCCTTGTCATTGCTCAAGGCTGTCTGGAAAGCGGGTTCGGCACGAGCGGCCTTTCCAAACAAGCTTACAATTTGTTTGGGATAAAGGGAACCTATAACGGAAAATACGTGTTGATGTGGACCAGCGAGCAGGACAAATACGGAAATGTTGAGAGGGTACAAGCTAAATTCAGAAAGTACCCTTCATATGCTGAGAGTTTGGCAGATCTGGGAAGCTTGTACACTCGTCTTGATCGGTATAAAGCAGTGGTAGGGGAAACGGATTATAAAAAAGCATGCCGAGCCGTTCAAAAAGCTGGCTACGCAACAGACATCAACTATGCTAATAAATTAATTACCATGATCGAACAGTATAAGTTGATGCAATATGATGATACGTCAGAATTGCCGAACGAGCCTGATGATCCAGAATCCCCGGAGACCCCAGAAGAGGAACCGAGTTTTCCAAGTAAAGAATACGCGGGTAACGACATCCCTCTTAATAAAAAACTGCCGTCAGATGTGGACTTTCCTCAGCTGCATGTTTCCACGAAAGACGGAAATGACGTTGTGGAAGTAACAGGCGTGATCGTTGATCTTACAGACGATACTACCGGGAAAAAGAGCTTTACCTTTACAATTACCAAAACAGAGAGCAATGCGACTGAATTCGATTTACTGGTCAATGACAATATTCTTTACATTGACGAAAGAAGATTCAAACAACAAAAATACTATATTACAGATGTAGACTTGAAGCAGGCTAAAAACGTCCTGACAAAAACAATCACGGCCAATCATATTTTTACCGTTTTTCTTGCTGAGAACCAAGTAAATGACACTGTAACAAAGAAACTGACCGTAAAAGAGGCCTTTGACATTGCGTTAAAAGGTACTGATTTTTCATATGTGCTGGAAGAGCCTGAAAGCAAATTCGCCACCGCCGAAGAAGAGAATTTCGGTGATAAAAACTCCACCGAATTAATAGATCAGCTCATAAATGATTATGAGTTAGAGCTTGACGTGGATAATTATAAAATTCATGTCTATAAGAAAATGGGGAAAGAGATTCCTTTCACATTTGACTCCCGTTATAATATGCCGGGCATCAGTATCAAAACCAACTCGCAAAACTGCTCTACCCGTGCATGGGGATATGGTGCGATGTCTAAAGACAGTAAGAGCACAGACAAAAAACCGAAATACGTATTTGAGCCGATCTTGTACATCCATCCAGAGGAAAAGAAATTTCTGCGGGAAGGTAAGCCGAAGTGGGCCGACCCGATCAGAGACGAAACTATAAAAAAGTCGGGCAGCATGGTTTCTGCGCTGAAAAAACATGTGAATCCATATCCGGAAACAGTCGTCAGTGTAGATTATCAATATGTATACGAACCGAAATTGATCAAAATTGAAAAGCCGTTCTGGAAAGGCGATACAGTCCACATTTTAGCCGACACAGCAGACGGAACGACTTATGAGGATGATGTGCGGCTCTTAACGATTCAATACAATCCGCTAAATCCATACAGCAGCCCGAAGCTGACTTTTGCTAATTTCAGAAAAGACATACAAGATATTGCGGTGAATCAGGCGAAGAAGCTGAGAGAACAAAAACGATATATTGATCAAATACTGACAGCGCTTTGATAGGCGTTTTTTATTTTGTCGAAAAGGAGAGTGAATACAGTGTTGAGGTTGAAAAAAAATTACGATACCACTAGAAACTCTCGCTATGAGGATGAGCTATCTGGTGATATGGAAGCGATCGAGAGAAGCGTAAACGGACTTGAAAGTGAAATTACCCGTCATAAGAAAGCTGCTACGGCGCATACATCTGAGCAAATTGATCACGGGGGCTTTTCTTTACGAACTTATATTGACGGCCTGTATAATCGGGTGCGTAATCTCATTCTTAATGCCGACGGGACAAATGTAAAAGAAGTAGTGGACGCCCGTGTTAATGCTGATGGAGAAATTGCTCCACTGTTGAAAGAGCGTCTTGATAAGGAATATAACAAACTTCTGCGTAAAATCACCAGAAACGTTAACGTAGACGACTACGGGGCCGACCCTACCGGGGAGACAGACAGCACAGAAGCATTCAAAAGAGCGATCGGAAACGGAAAGGTGCGGCTCAATCTATCAGCCGGCGAATACGTGATAAGAGGCGTCAAACTGCCGTCATGGACGTATTTGATCGGCCAGGGCATGGGCGTCACCACTCTGAAGCTGCACGAGGACACGCCGGCCAGTGAGTGGGTTGTCACAAATGCTGATCATGCGAAAGGCAACCGGAATATCGTTGTGGAAGGTATGTCGCTTGACTGGAATCCTGATCGCCAGGGCGGCGTAGGCGCAACCGGTGGTGTACATTCAAGCTGTCTGCTTTTTGCGCAAGTAAAGTTTGGCATTGCACGTGGTGTTGAAGGCATTAACCCAGGTTTGCATTGTTTTGATGTATCAGCGCCTTCTTATAACATCACAGCAAAAGATTACACGGCAACAGGGAGCAAATATATTTGGATCGACAAGTGTGTTGGCTCTGGGTATGGTGACGACGGCATTACGACCCATTACAGCGAGTATGTTTTCATCACAAACAATGTGATGACGAATCCGCGCGGTACTGCACACCGTAAAGGCGGAGCCAATTCAAACGGAATTGAAGTGGACGACGGCTCTAAGCATGTCTGGGTTATAGATAATTATACGGAGGGGAATGTGCGGGGCGTAGAGGTAAAAGCTCATAAGGAATGGCCGGCACCGAGTGACGTTCACATTCGCGGTCATGAATCATTTCGTGACGTTCGCTCATTTGATTTACGGCATATTGATCACCATCTTGTAAAAGACCCTTGGAGCGAGACGGCTCGTGATGTGACGTTAGTAGACTGCACATCCCGTGAACCCGTCTATAATTCGCTTTATGAAGGATTAGCTCCGAAAGCCCTTGTCGTTTCGGCGTACCAGCGTGTTCAGATAATCGGTTTTAAAGCGATTGGCGATCCGACATATGACTACAAAGACGGCTCGATCATTGCCTTCCAGTATAAAAGCAGGAAGATAACAGTAAACAACTTGCACATTACCGGATTTAAAAAGGCTGATTGTGACATTTATATCACCGGCGGCGATCAGATGACCGACGATGTATTTATTTCTGATTTTGTTATCCATGATTCCGCAAGAACCGGCATCGCGATAGGGGGCGGCGTGCGTAATGTCAACTTGTTAAATGGCCTTCTGCATGTAGCAAGCGGAACGGCCGGCATCACCTCTCCGAACACCCAGACCAATATTTTTCTTGTCAGAGCTTACGGTTATAAGGATGCAGCTGTCCTTGCCGGAGAAAAGCATTCAGTAGTTCCGAATAACGTCAAGGGAGGATTTCGAGCAGCTTCCAGCTCGGGCCATGCACTTACGAAGTACAGTGCGATTATTGCGTGTACGGGGGCGACGTATGCGAAGGGTGAGCGCAATTTGCTTGCGGGTAATGCTGGCGGCTCTTCTTCTGAGGGTTCACGCAACGGCGTCATGTTTTCATATGACTCTCACACAACAGGAGATGGGGCGTCCGCGGGTGTCATGTTCTCCAAGGCCACTAAGAACAGCAAATCTTACACAATGGTTTTAGGCCATGGAAACGGCAAAGCCTCGGAAGCCAACAAAAAAATTGAATTAAACGCAAAGGGCGGAACAGTGCGGTCCACCGGCGCAATAGAAAGCGTATCGAATTTAAAAGACTTGGCGGAGTATTTTGAATCAGCTGACGGAACAAAGATAGAGGCATCTTATCTTGTAGCGTTAGAGGGCGACAAAATCCGAAAAGCTCAAGAAGGCGACAAGATACTAGGGGTCGTTTCCAAGACTGCCGGCGTTGTGCTCGGCGGAGCTGCCTTCTATTGGAATGATCGTTTTCTTCGTGATGAATTTGGGGGCATTATCTACCGGGAAGTATTTGACGGTGACGACATCATTACGATTCCAGCTGAGAACCCGAACTATGATCCGGAAGCTGAGTACAAGCCACGAGAGGAAAGAGACGAATGGCATATTATCGGTTTGATTGGTCAAGTCTTTGTGCGGGTTGATGATACTGTTAACGTCGGTGACAGCGTTTCAGCAGTTGACGGCATCGCCACAAAGGCGGAAAGCGGCGGCTACGGAACCGTTATGAAATTAGATACACCTTATGATGCGAAGAAAGGCTACGGCGTGGCTCAAATGATGGTTACGCCGCAGCACTAAGGGGGGGATAAACGACGATGTATAAAACGGGCAGCGTGCCGATCAACATTAATACAAATCCAATCAATGGCCGGAGTACAAATATACAATTTATGACGCAGGACACTGGCAGCGCAAAGCTGTTTTTTTCTTTTATAAAGGATGGTGTACCGTTGCCTCTGTCAGCCGTAGACGCAAAAATCGTTCTCCTGTATGATGATGGATCGTTTTATAAAAAGAGCCTTACCATCACTGACAAGATAAATGGCACGGCGGAATATGTGTTGTCGAATGCAGAACTCAAGCATTACGGGACGGTTAAGGCTGAAATCAAACTATATTACACGAACGGGCAAGCGCTGGCGACTTCTTTTTTTACTTTCTCTATCGCCAAAACGTTAGAGGATCAGAACATCATCCCAACAGCTGACTATTACATTGACGATTTTGAAACGCTGAAAGACGGGATAAAACACATCGTCGAAGAAATCAGCCAGACTGTCGAGGAATTGAGAAAGAAATTTGCTGACCTGGAATCCATTGAAACGAAAGAGGGCGCGCAGCAAAAGGCGGATGCTGCAGAGGAAAACGCCAAGTCTTACACAAACGAACATGCAAAAGATAACGTGAAACACATCACGGCTGCCGAGAGAAAAGAGTGGAATGCCAAGGAAACCCCTTCCGGCGCGCAGGATAAAATAAACGCCCATGCGAACGATGCAGATATGCATGTTTCTGCAACAGATCGGAAGTCTTGGGACGCCAAGGAAACCCCTTCCGGCGCTCAAGATAAAGTAAACAAGCATGCAAATAATGAAGACATTCACGTTAACAAACCTTTTAAAGATACATTGGAAGAGTTATCAAAGCTGTTCACAGCAGATTTTAAAGAAAAACTGGAAGAGTTATTACAACAGTTCACTGCCCATAGTTATAATCAAATTCGGCACATCTCTGCAGCTGAACGGAAGACATGGAACGGAGCCGCCACCTATGCTAACATCATGCTGAAGAACGGAGCCGCCGCAGGGACACGAACGCCTATATACGCAAAATGGGGGCCTCTTATCTTATTAAGGGGGCATGTTAGAACTGAACCAGAAATCATATTCGGCTCCATCCCCGAGGAATACGCACCAGCTGGCGGTGGCGTTTATACACTTCCGTTAAGTGGTACAGGTGGCACGGCCAATTTAATCATTTATGATAATGGGGATTTAAAAATAAAATACCCGGACCCGGCGGACTCAAGTAAGATGGGCGGAGGCTATTATCTGGATGTGGTCGTGGGCTTTCAGGAAGGAGGGACAGCATGATTCAGGTTTATGAATACGATGAAAATTTCATTTTGACCAAACCCGTTCAGATTGAGCCTGATGAAGAAGGTAACTATACAATCCCTGAGAATTGTACAACCGTCCAGCCTCCGTCTTTCATAAAGGCGATGTATCATCCGGCTGAGAAGACATGGACGGAGGCGGCCACCCAGGAAGAGAAAAAAGCCTTGGAAAAGCAAATTGAAAGCGGGCGGGTACCTTCTCCCGTTGATGAGTTGAAAGCTCAGAACGCGGCCATTACAACGCAGCTTGCAGAAGCTCAAAGTCTGGCCGAGTCACAAGCGCAAATGATAGCCAATCTTTATCTGATACTAGCGGAGGGAGGGAAAGGAGAATGATGGATTGGTTTACAAGCGTTAAAACAATCTATGGATGGGGGCCGCAGTATTACAGTAATGAAGACGTGGCCCGTTTTGTTGAGTGGGGGAGAATTACAGAAGATGAATACAATAAAATAACCGGCTTGACCTATCCGATGACAAAACAGCCTGTCAGTGTGGATTTAGGCGGCGCCGCAAACTGATCGACACCCCAGAGGTGTTTTTATTTTGCCTCGAAGGAGGTGATTAATAATTGGAGGGAATATACGTGTGGATGAATTTTGAGAGCTTACAGATCGCAAGAACATATCTTTTCGGGGAGGTGAAATACCTTGATTTACTTTTGATCCTCAGCATCTTGGATGTTATCACCGGCATTATTAAAGCGTGGAAAATGAAGCAGCTCCGGAGCCGCAGCGCGTGGTTTGGGTATGTTCGAAAGATGCTGAGTTTTATGGTGGTCATTGTCGCCAACATTATTGATACGATAACAAATTTGAACGGTGTTCTGACCTTTGGAACCGTTCTTTTTTATATTGCAAATGAGGGCCTATCCATCACGGAGAATTTGGCGCAGATCGGTGTTAAAATTCCGGCCGTCATCACTGACCGGCTTCACGTGATTGAAAGCGACAACGATCAGAAAACAGAAAAAGAGGAAAAAGCTGCTGAGTAAATTCAGCGGCTTATTTTATTACTCAAAAGGAGACGATGAAACATGGTGAAAATCACTAAAGACTTTATTCCAACGGGGCACAATAACAGACCGGGATACGCAATGAACCCGGCATACATCACAGTTCATAACACGGCAAACACGGCACAAGGGGCAAGCGCAGCCATGCACGCCCGTTATGAGAAAAATCCGGAAACACCCACCAGCTGGCACTTTACGGTAGACGACAAAGAGATTTATCAGCATCTGCCATTGAATGAAAACGGATGGCACGCGGGAGACGGAAACCGCGGAACTGGCAACCGGAAATCTATCGGCATTGAAATTTGCGAGAATAGCGATGGGGATTTTGAGAAAGCCGTGGCAAATGCTCAATGGCTGATCAAAAAGCTCATGAAGGAGCAGGGCATTTCCTTTGCAAACGTGGTCCCTCACCAGCACTGGTCCGGCAAGTATTGTCCACGCAAGCTGCTTGATCGATGGGACTCCTTTAAAGCATGTATCAGCGGCGCCCCGTCTAAAACGGTAAATTCTCCTGTTGATAAAACAAAAGAATCTTATATTAAAAATACAGTTGTTGCTGACAGCCTTAATGTGAGAACTCAACGCAATGCCAACTCGTCTATTGTGCTTGCTCTTCCTAAAGGTTCGACTGTCCAATATAAAAAAGGATCGACTCAAAATGGTTGGGGTTACATTAAATATACCAATTCTAAAGGAGCCACATACAGCGGTTACGTTAACGTAAGATATATCAAGAGTGATGCAGAGTTAGGGAAAACCTCTTCAAAATCTGCTCCTGCTAAACCTTCAAACAAGACTAGCGGGGGTATTAAGTCTGTAGGCAAAATTAAAATTGTTGGTGTTAAAAGTGCAGCCATTATTATGGACAAACCAGACCGTAAAAATGCCAAGAATGTGGATACGATTGGTCTCGGCAAGACAATTAACATCTCAGGTTCTGTTAAAGGTTCAAACAACTCTAAAGGCTATTGGGAAGTCATCCACGACGGCAAACGGCGGTATGTGTCTGGACAATATGGGGAAATGGTTTAA